CGAGTGCATAGTCCCCTTCGATGTCATGAAATCTCTCATGTTAATGAGGATTCTTCGCCAAATAAGATTCTGCACCTGTTTTAGCGGCATATCGTTTGTGCTTATATTATCTTGAATATTTTCGCCATCAACGAATTGCTCAATGGTTGCCCCTTGGAACAGCGGAGGTAGCGCTATGCCACTCCTCTTGGCAAACGCCAGAAGAAAATCATCCGGCACGGTATCTGTTAAATTATAATCTACAAAATCCAAGTCCGAAAACGCTTGGATATAAAGCTTCATCTCATCAAAGAACTTTGCCCATGTATAAAGAAGCATAAGCAGAGCCTGCGTGCCGCCAAGTCGTGCAGATCTTGGATCTCTACCAGACACTAAAGAATTAACAATATCTCCCTGCAAAGTACTATAACCATCATAATATTGGCCCTCAAGGAGATAGTGTTTGGGAATGAGTTTTGTAATGAGGTTCGGATTGGCTCCGTCGTAGATTTTCGCGGCGGCCAAGAGTTCATTCATGAGGTCTTGATTTTTATAATACTGCGGAAAGAGCACTGGGGCATATTTTAAATCCTCATATGTCATGGGCGAGTCTCCCACGATAGTTTCATAAATGGGATTATTACGAATGCCTAGTGCCATGCCTGTTGCGCTCAACTTCCCATGAAGAGAATTTAGGGAAGAGTCAATTACAACTGGTGTATCCACTGTGCTAGGCTCATTAAACTTATAGTATAATTTTAAATCACTATTAGGAAAGACGCTTTTTTGCATATAATTTAAAAAGTCTTCCTCATTTCTCGGCACATGCCATAGCCTAAACTCATCTAAAGATCCCGAAAATGACGGAATGTTCGCGCCAAGGTCTTGAAATCCCGTGCCAATTATTAAATCAGCGCCAGAAAATATTGGACCAAGCTCAATGACGTTTTCGCTCTCTGTTTGAAGTTCGCCATTAAGATAGAACATGATTTTGTTCATATATGGTGTTCTATCCCACACAAAAGCAAAATGACTCCAAGTGTCTGTTGGGACTGTGCCTGTTACCTCTTTCGTGAGTGAGCCACTAGTAACAGAGAATTTAATATCTTTCTGTCCCGGAGTAGTTTGTTCTAAAGAAATATAGAACCCTATATTGTTAACAGAATTAAATTTATCTACAAGGTATTCTAAAGGTTGTAGATCATCAACAGGATAAAGATGTGCCTCGATAGTTAGCGAGTTTGTTCCGGGATCGATTGCGGGGAGCGCATCTTTATTTGTAGAAAGCTCTGTATATTGTACACCAGATGCATCATTTGTAATAATATAAGTTCCGCCATGCGCCTCTGTTGGGGCCGAACCAGAAAAGAACTGGTAATGCTTTTCTTTTGGAACCATGTCATATACGTACTTTTCAAATCCGGTGAGTCCCGCTAGGAAGTTTTCAATTTTTTCTCTTGTGCCATCAAAAGGAAACTCATCAAAGATTTTTTGAAATGCAACATTGGTTTTTACCTGTGCGGAGTTGAAAAACGTATGGTTTTCAAATTTACTCCAATCAACGTTGAGTTGCTGTGTTGACTTTAGCCCAGAGCCTGCTGGGTTGTACTTGTAGACGCTTTCGCTTACGTCTGTAATCCAAGACGCGGCTGTAGTGTATCCCGGCAAAGAAGCACCAGAAGAGCCCAAAGGAGTCTGTCCTCTACGAAACTGCGTTGTAAAGAGTTTCGGGGCTTGATTGATAAGGGTTCTTTTGGTATTGTTGTTCATTATTAATGGTAATTACTTGGTTACTTTGAATCGGTACTTTGGACCACCGTCAACGAACTTCATGTTCGAATCATCAACAAGAAGTTCAAACTCATAGACCTCACCAACGTCAAGATCATTTACGAATAAATCAAAATACATTCCATCTTGATCATAAGACAGTGCTGTGCAGTCATCGAAAGGGATAACCTCGGTACGATCATATGCCTTAAGAAGGCGCCATTTCATATTTTTTACAATGGTAGAGCGAATCTTTCGCGGCGTCATAACGGTTTTTCTAAATTGTTCAACTTCGTTATCGAACACGAAAACTCGTAACCGCACTCTATTTTCTGTAATGCTTATGTTTCTTTTTAAATTGGTAATGTTTACATTCCAGTTTCTATTTTTAACATAGGACGAAGTACCAAGAGATTTATAGAAGAGAAGGTCATCTTCAGCAAAGACAACCGTTCCATCAAGACTCTTCCACTTTAGATTAAAATTATGCTCAAGAGAGCCTGAAAGAAATCCATCCAAGAGAGGATCATCAGTTAGTGCGGGAATATCCGCATAATATACACCATCTAAAGGATGCCCATTAAGCTCAAACTGGTTTACAGAAAAAGTATACGAAATACTATCTAGAGATTTCGTAAGATGTTCGATTGTCATCTTATGGGAAGCACTATATGACTCCGTTACATAGACAATACTATGAGAAGCCTCAAGATGAAGCTCCATGCAACCATTTCCCGCAATAGGTGTTGATCCAGAAATAAAATTAGTATACCCGCCATTGATATCATTGTATACGAACAATCTAATAGGATAGTTCATGGTGGGATCCCCAGAATCATCTTCTATTTTATCATTGTATTTTACAATTATTGATGGTGCCAAATCTTTATTGAAAACATTGGCGCTGCCGAATCTCTTTACAAAATAGGTATTAAGATTATCCTCAATTTCTTTAGTAAAAGATATTCTTAGACCATAGTTTATTAAGTTTCCTCTAAGTGAAGCCCGAACAATATCAGTAATGTCCATTTCTAGGTCTTCGTCGCCCCGCGAAAACGTTTGCGTTGCAGAATAATCTGTAAAATAATCTGCACCAACCGGAGAAGTCGATATACCAGCACTGTCTGCACCTTCGGTGTTCCATAATTCTGGAAAGCCGGAAGACACAGAAGAGGTTATAAAATTCACAGCATCTTGATCTCGGTATGCGATAACGTCTAGGCCGACTCCTTGGTCCCAATATGTCGCAATAGGATGGGCGACAAGCTCGTAGTTGGATGGGGTGTTCTGGCCTCCATATACGTCAACAAGCCTCAAGATACACTGGAACGAAGGGTCTTCATAATCAACATAAGGATCTTGAATAATTTTAGTATAATCAAATTGTATTAAAAGTCTCGATAATTCCGTGGCGTATTCTTCCGGGGTATCGCTTATCTTCGTTACAATCTTAAATAAATCAAGAGTGCCTGCCATACCCAAATTCGACTCTTTGCATGGTGAGCCCGCAATAACTTTATTTGTAATATAGCTGCTCTTCGTTGGTTTTAAAATACGATACATGACTTTAAGTATCCTAGATAGGTACGCCTACAATATCATAATCTGGATATTTTAACTCAAATATAGAGCCCGGAGGACCAAAGATAATACCCCTATCGGTATTGCTTTCAAAATTATATTGTGTTGAAGAGTAAGTTCGGAGCGTATCCGGACCATTGCCCCCGTCGCCATAAACATTCAAAACTTTAACGCTGTCAACAGAATAAATTCCCGGAGTGTTGTAAATAAGGTTTTGCACATCCGAAATAACAAGCGGTTGGTCAATATGGAAGTTAGAAATATTAAAATAGTTCATAAGCTTCTTATTGATATTTTGGATGATTGTGTTATTGTTATCCGACATTTCCGGGTCAATGACAACAGAGTAATGTATTTTAAAATTTATGACCTGTGCATCTAGGATGTCTAGCGCATCGGAAATAAGTCGATATTCATTAAGATATCGAGCTAGGTTTCTCTTAAGGGTGTCCGGAGCAACAATAAGGTTATTGTTATTATCCTTCGATATGACAAACAAATTTGCAGAAAGAGGATTGTTTGGGTTTGGATGAGTCGTGGCTCTAAACACTCTTCCAAAATTTGCTGGAAGAGTATAGACTCGTGCAAGAAGGTCTTCCTTTGACACAATTCTGCCCTGTGACGCTCTCACCTCGGGAATCCTAGCCTTGAGAGTATCTATTGTGGGTGGATCATCTCCACCCGAAGCTCTACGCTCATTTCTTACATCAACCGATGCTCTTACCGCCTGAGAAATGGCAACCGGAGGAGACTTAGGAAAAGAAATATTAAGAGACACCACGTCACGAATAGAATCTTCTGGTACATTATGGCCCAGTCCTCCTCCATACCTGTATGTAACATGGAGTACAGTGTTGGGCGAAACCATGCCCAAAGTTGAAGTGCGGAGCATGTTTCCGGGATTTAGAGTAAATCTAGATACCGATTTCTTTCCATACATGGGAAGAGCAAATTCACTAGGATCTGGAACAATGTTATCGTCCATTGTTTCGGCAGAGCCTCCGCCAAGAACAATCGAAGTAAGCCTTGTGTTCAAGGATGTTTTTTTAATAAAACGATAAGGAGCTGGAGTCGGAACAAGAATGTTTTTTACAAGATTACTATCTGCTCCTCTATTGGGGACCGCCAAAAATGTCGTGTCCTGTGTTAAAAATTCTACCTCGTAATATGTATTACCTTTTCCATCTACAACGGAAATGATGTCGGTAACGTTTTCTTTACCAAGAGTTAATTCTAAAAATGGAACAAAGCTACCGATGGTAAATGTCTCCGTGTTTCTAAAACCTGAGATACAATCCACCTCTCTCGAAAGAATTAAAGTAATGGGTTCGCCTTGATTGTTCTTTTTGCCGATTTCTCTTTGGGCGAGAAGTTTGCCGCTCTCATCTGTCTCGGCAAAGTTTAAGTCTTTTATTGTTTCGAAAAGGGTTCCATTGTCTGCTCGTGTTACTGTACCTTCAACAATAATAGGAAGGGACTCTGGAATAGGCATGGCAGGGTTACCCGCGCAAGGAACCTCGATATAAAACTTGTTCCTCACTACGGCAGGAGCGGAGCCTACGATGGGTACTCCTGCATTAATCAAGTGGCGCTCAATGTTTTCCACCTCAACTGCGGAAGTAGGATCAAGCTCGTGAAACTGGTGGTCAAGATAGAACGAATCTACATCTCCAACATATGAAGCAAAATCCAAAAACAATCCTCCGAGAGATGATTCCGAGAAGTCTTTAATTTGGTTTGGGAAATAAGTTCTCGCGTACTCAAGAAGATCTGACTTTAAAGAATCAAAATCCTTGTTTAGATATTTTCTCTCTCTTACCTGTTTTAATACTTGTTTCTTCGTCATTATATCGCCACCAAAACAACTTCTATTCTATCCATTTGTGTGTTGATTATTGGTATAGAATAAGTAATATCTAAAATGATTCTCGCCATACCTTCTGGGCTTGTTTCATCATCAAAGTCGGCCTTCATGCTTGATAAGCTTACATACGGCATCCATTTTTGGACAGCTGTGTTTATTCGTATCGCCGCCTCGGTTTCAAAATCATCCCGGTTTGTTAATTCTGTTGTAAGTTCCGATAAATTTGCCCCGAAATCATAAATGCCGACTCGCTCGCCCCAGTTTGTCTGAATAAGGTTTCTCAGGTTATCTGCAATCTGCGCTCGTTCCGAGGTATGCATTGCTAAAAATGTGTTTGAAGAATAATCAACTTCAACTGGAGTTTTAATTCCAATGGGCAGAGCCGTTCTGTTTTGGGCATAATAACCCGGACCGGGTTTGTTTAGTGTGCCTACATCTTTGAAATTAATGGCCATGCGGTTAAATAGGTAAAATTACCAACCTTTTTTATTTACTTTGTTCTGTAGTTCGGATATGTGTTTTATAATTTCATTATAAAGAACTTTGGACAAAGCTTTCGCGGTTTCTTCGGAGTCAGTCTCCATGGCGTTGGCTATTTCTTGGTCAATCTCATTGATTTTAATAGTTGTGCCACCCGAAGCTTCTTTAATTTTATTTAATTGGGCAACATATGTTCTCTTCTTACTTTTAAGAAGTTCATCTTTTAATTTGTTGGTTAGTTCTTCTTCACTTATCATGGATTTGGTTCTCCGTAAATCTTCTGTGAATGATTGATCTTATCCACATTTTCCTTTTCATTGTTTTCCCGTGATCTCTCTAGTTTGCTCTTCGCGTTCAGCAAAGGATCCACTGTAGAAGCCTTTATATTCGCCTGTATACCCGACAACTGGGCAGACAGAGCCGTGATGCCCGGATGAGGCGAATAAGGAGAACATATGTTGCTTAAAAACGATTCTGTCATTGCGGAAACAAGATTCGATACTGCCTCTTTTAGATTATCTATTGCTGTTTCGTGCTCTTCCCGTAGATCTTCGATTTGTTTTTGAAGATTAAGCACCGTGTCTCTATATTTTGACCATAGGATATAAGGTTCATACTTTGATTCTTCGCCATTAAAATCTGGATCGTTTTCGTTTGGATCTTGAATTGAGGCTCTGCCTAAATAAATCTTCTTGGCATCAATCTGAATTCCATTCTTATCAATATAAATAAAACCTAGATCTTCCTCATCTTCCGAGTCGCCTTCTCTTAGTATTAAAACAGTGCCTTCTATATTTTTATCTTTATTGCGGCGCGCGATTGTTCTAATGTGGTCCGCTTTTAGAATACCATATGACCTGTTTAAATTACTTCCATCTTCTCCTTCTGGTTGAACGATAGGCAGCGTACCTTCTGGAAAGTTTAGTTCTTCTATGCCGAATTTACGATCACCGTTTGTTTGCATTGAAAGATAAAGTCTTGCCGCATCGTTAATGTAATCTGGATCACCTTCTATGATATTGTCCGATTTTCTTGACCCTGTTGAGTCAGAGCTTCTGAAGGGAGTTTTGTCTGTCTCAAGTTCTTCTCTGGAGTTTTTAATAACCCTTGGTGCAGTATCTTCGGGGTCTATGCTGCTGTCGTCCCCAACGTACCTACCTCGGCCCGCAACGATGTCTACCGTGCCGGAAAATCCTCTTACTTCATCCTCT